GTCAAGCTCAGCAATCGGCGTCCAGTCGCTCTGCTCGCCATTGGTCAGCACCATGTCAGCAAGCTCACCGCCGCCGTCGAAATCGGTGTAAATGTCGTATTCCAGATGCAGGCCACCGTCGCGCGCCACCAGCATCACCAGTCCCGGCGGTGTCGTCACGCTCGCCTGTAGCTGTGCCGGCGGCAGCCAGATACGAGCGTCCAGCGGGTTGACCGCATCAAAGGCCGGCGGCGTCCAGCCCGTTGCCGGCGGTGCGATAAAGCCGGCAGTCTCAAGCCTGAAAACGTCCTCGACTGCATCCAGCGTTATCTGGCCTCTGCGGTCGGTCCCGTAGCGCACTTTGATGACCCGATAGGGCTGCGTGACAATGCCCTCGTCTGGCCACGTAAATTCAAACGGGTCACCGCGCTGGATTGCATACTGGTCACGATTGACGACAAGCGTGACCTTGGACAGCGGAAAAATGAACGTGGCAAGCTCGCGCGCGACCAGCAGATTCGCCACCGCTGCCGTTTTGCAGCCCGGAAAATTCAGGTTTGCGCTGTTGCGCTGGCCGACAATCTCCCGGTTTGCGAGGTCTTGATCCAGCGCGTATGTGCTGGCGTATTCCTTGGCGCGGTCTGCGTAGCCAATGCGAAGCTCGTTTTTTGTCTCCGACCAGTTGCCCCGGAAAAAGTTTTTCAATTCAATGACATTGCTCTCATCGAGCAGCGGAACCGGCCCAGCCGGCGGGCGCGCGAGAATAACCTTGAAACGGCCATCAGTCAGATCGAGCCTGAACACGCCGTCAACGTGGCGCTCTATTTCCTGTATCAGTTCGCGGGCCTCAAGCGCCCGGTCGATGACCATGCTGAAGCCCAGCCCTTCATCGAATATCTGCTCAGCGACTGCGCGTAGCGCGCCTTCCTCGACCGTGCCCACGACCAGCACGTCAGAGACTGACATTTCCAGCCCCCAGTCATCATTGGTCACGATCATTTCGTATAGAAAACAGATCGGGTTCGCGTCGTCACCGATGCGTTCCTTGCCACCTGTGACGCCGAGGCTGTTCGGATACCAGAATAGCTCAAAGCCGAAATTGCGCAGGCTGCCGGCGTTGCCGATATAGGCCGGGCCACCGCTGCCATCTGACAGCGTGAAATATGTCGTGCTGAGATAGGCCGGCGTCGGGCTGTACTGCGTGGCGAGATATGAATTGACCGCCTGCGTGGTACTGCCCACGGCGAACTCCATTGTAAAAACAGCGCCACCGCCGGACGATTCACCGCCAAAAAATTCCTCATCATCAAATACGATGCTGCCGCTGCTCTCACCAGTTTTGATGATCTTGTCACCGAACCAGACGCGATCATGGCCGTCAATCGGCCCGCGACAGACTGCCATTTGAACGCCGAGCTTGTAGCGGAAAGCCTTGGTCACTTTCTTGCCGCCGATGCCGAGGAATGAGCCGACCTTTTCGGTGATTGCCTCTGTCACCAGATCGCCGTACCAGACGACATTCGGCCCGCCCATTTTGACCTTGCCGACTATGACCGGGATGACACGGCCCTCGGTTGCGGTCGGCACCTGAAAATCGTCCAGCCCACTGGGCCGCGCGTTTTCGATCTTTGGCTTGAACAGCAGCGCAGACGCGACACTCGTTATCAGCCACCAGATAAAAGCGAACCAGAATCCCATTAGAAAGTCCCGCCCCGCCCGGCGAATGCGCTCACCCGGACGCCTGCCGAGCCGCTGTCATTGCGTCCGCTGTCCAGTTCAATCTGGAACGGGTTATTGGTCGGCACCTGTGGAAAGCCGCCAAAACGCAGCCCGGTGGACGGCACACCCGGCGTCACGAAGTTCTCGAATTTCCGCTCACAGAAGTCGATTGAATGCGGGCAGCCGGCGAATATGTTGATGGTGTTGCCAATTGACAGGTCACGGAACGGAATGAGAATGCGCACAGTATCCGGGTCACCGCCTACGTCACTCTCAGCGACCATGCGGAACTCTGCCGGGCTGGCAGTCGTTTCGATGTAACCGCGCAACCAAAAATCGTCAATCTCCTGCGCCGTAAGCGTCAGGCCGAGCGTTGAAACAATAGACGCGGCTGCTGCACGTAGGCCAGTGATGGTGATGGTGAGCGCGTTCACTGAAATGGACCCGATGACCAGCCCTGCCCCGCGATAGTCCGGGCGCAGCACTCCGCAAGCGGTGTCATATAGCTGGTTATTGCAGACGCCTGAATACACTGCTCGCGGCATCTGCCGGCTAAATATCCGCGTCGGTGGCTGCACGACCAGCGTGGCGAAATGTTCCTCAAAGCTGGCTGAAACGATGGTGCCCTTGACCCATGTGACGACCTCATCGCCGGCATCATTGAGGTGCTTTTTGAAAATGGTGACGGTCGGCAGATTGCTCGGAATGGTGCCCCTGAACTGCTGCGGGATCGGCTCACTGCTGGGCATTGTTATCTTGACCTCGCCCGCGTTCGCTTCGTTGCCCTGCACTGGCTCAGTGTGCGACAGCCCCTCAAGCGTTTCGTACTCTGTCGCGCCGATAAACTGATTGGTCGCTGCTGACGTGTATCTGGTGAACGTGCCCGCTTGCGCGAACTCGTACATTTCGACTGGTCGGCCAAGTTGTCCTGTTTCTGTGGCGTCAAACGTCATTCGATAACCGTTCGCACGTTAAAGTTGAGCGTGGCATAGCCTGCCCACTTGTGATTGAAAGTCGCCGCGTCACCGTCTATGCGCGAAAGCTCAAGCCATGAAATGCGAGCCGTGGCTGCATCGACTACCGTGGCTGCCGCGTCAAATGCGTTGACCAGAGTGATCGTTTCCTGCGTTGCACTGAGTTCCGCAATCGAGTCAATTTCGGCAAAGAACTTGGAGCCATCTGGCAGCGTCAGCATGCAGCTTCGGTGTGGCAATTGAAAGCCGGTCAGGTCAAACAGCCCTACGTTTTTGATGGTGATGGTGGTCGCGTTGAGCGTGAAGTCGATATCTGGCGGCAGGTCATTGCGGAATGTCGGCAGATAGAAAGCCTGCCAGCTACCACGCAGGAAATGCAGCATGCTACGCCAGCGTCGTATTTGAGCCAGCCCGACAATATCGACCGTGGCCTTGTCGCCAACTATGTCGCTGACCGGATGGCGCTGCACGACCAAGGGCTTGCCGATTTGGCTATCTTTGCGCGTAATCTTGCTTTCCCATTTGCGCCCCTGCGTACCGCCGATGACGTTGCAGTCATCGAAAATCGGGTAGCTGTCCTCGGGATGCACGGTCCAGCCGTCTGCGATGACCGCCGCCGTGTCGGCATACGCCAGTTCCACGTTGTCCTCTGTTTCAAACAGAATCTCAGTGACCATTTTGCCGGTGCGCCTGTCATCGAAAGCCGGCTCGCGCAATATGTGGCCGAAGCGCACGGGCAGGACAATTGACTCTGCGACCACTGCGCCGGCCAGCGCCGTGACCAGCGTGATGCTCGTTGAGTTAAAACTGTCAATTTCACCGTCTTGGAACGTGCGCGTTGACTGGTCATAAATGATGATGGTGCTGCCGACTCGGTGATCCACGTTGTCAGTCGGCACCTGTATGACGGTCGCGCCCGGCGTCTCTGCCTGCGTGACCGTTTGCATTTCAGTCCAGATCGGTATGCCGTAAGTCAGCGCGCGCTGCACCAGCAGCGTCGTGCGCATGCGGCTCGTTTCCGCGTCGTCCGGGCCGCTCCATGACTGCCGCAGCCGGGTGCGCGGTGTGGTGCGTAGTCCCTGCCGCTGCTCAATGCCGTCACGCGCCTTCATAATGTCTGTGAACCAGCCCATCTGCTCACGTATCGGCTGGTCTGGCGGGAACTCAAAAATAATCAGCCGAATGCCGGTCGTCAGTATCTCGACCGTGATCGTGTCGAAACTGAAAACGGTATTTGCATTGATGGTCGGCGGGCCATTGATAACCGCCTCAAACGTCACCGACAAGTCCTGCTGCGGTTGCAGTACCTCTGGCGTCGGGTCACTGAGCAGCGTGACGCCCGCGCCCAGTGCGGAAATGTCGATGGTGTTCAGGGTGCGCGTCTCGTCGCGGAATGTGTTCAGGACCGAAACGACTACCTGTTTGGCCGTGACAATGGTGCCGAAGTCTATCGGGTCCGGCAGTATCCAGATTTTGTTGACGTACCAGTCAGACCAGCCGGCAATTCCTACTTCCTTGTGACCAGTTGTGCCGACCGCCGCTGGCCGAAGCGGCTCAGGGAGCGCGAAATTTCGCTCTGCCGTGACAATCTCGCGTGTGCCGCCGGGCCGGGCCGTTTGCAATCCGGTCGGCAACCCTTCACCCGGCGTCGGCAGCAGCAGCGCCAAGAATTGAGGCCCGTCCGGGTCAGTGACTTCGCTTGGAAAATCTGGATTGCCGCCCGCCGGAATGAATACCAGCAGCTTCGTGACCGGGACCGTGGCACGGTCGCCCGGCGGGTTATAGCCAACTTGGGTGTCAGCGACGGGCAGCGTCATGGCGTTTAGTTCGGAATGACCTTGTAAGCGTAGCCTTCATATCCGGTGTATTCGTCGCCGTTGACCGTGTTGATAATGTCGCTATTTATGACCGGAAAAATCACGTAGTCATCGGTGCCGATGGTGATTGTCTCGCCCGGCGTAAAGTCCTGCATATTGACGCGGAAAACGTCTGGGATGGTGCCCAGCGCTCCCCACGAATCAGTCGCATTGAACTCAAATTTTCCAAATACGTGCATCGGCACCAGCGGCGAAGCATTGGCGAGCAGTGATTTCGCAATAATTTGCAAGCCGCCGCCGAGGTGGCTGGCGTAGTTCATAACCTTGAAGTGGCCCACGTCATAAGGCCCGCCGTTCACATTGCCGGTCGTTTTGCTGACGACCGCCGCGCGGGCAATGCCCAGCACGGTGCTGACCATCCAGATGATAGCGTTATTGGACCCGCTGCCGGCGAAGCCTTCAACGTGCAGGCTGCCGGCCTTGAGCGGCCCGCTCGATGCGTTGTCAGCGCGAATACCGCCAAACGGCTCAATGTGCGTTGAGTTGTACGGGTTAGTGATTTCAGCGGCGTCCTGCCGGTGGAAGTGACCGAACATATAATTGCCGCCGACCCATGTGCCATATTTTTGAAGCCGGCCAACATGGAAGTGACGCCAGACGCGGGTGCTGATCTGGATAACCGCGTGAATGTAGGTGGCGTCCGTACCGCTGTCGCCGTCTGTGAAAAGATGGTGCCCACTCCACGCGCCGCCCGGATCGGCAGCATTGACAACCGGACAGTCCATATTGGTCGGGATGGTGCTTGCCCAGTCACTGTTGAAGGCGGTCGTGTCCGGCCCGTTGCAGGGATTGTCAGGCTGGTCGTATAAGTCCTCAAGGGTGTTCTCATCGAGGCCCGTAAACATGAAAAGCGCGTCATCCTTGGTACGGAAAAAGCACAGCGGCGCAAGCGTCGGGTCCGGGCTGCCGGCGCTGCCCCGGTATGTCCACAGTTCCCGGTTCGGCGCACTGCCGACCACGGGTGCCTGATTGGTTACGAAGCCAAATTCCTCAGCGAATGGCTGCCATTTGTCGAAAATAAAGCCGTCCATATTTGACGGTGCTGCACCGCCGCCGGCTCCACCGTCGCCCGTTTTTCGATACGTCATTTAGAACTCCCGAATCGCAATGAAATGCCGATTCTCTGCGCTGTTCGGCTCAATTGAAGTCGTGTACACGTTGCCGTCAGCGTCCAGAATCCGGTCACCGACGCTGATGCCTTGGCCGTGCAGGAAGAAAATGCCTTCAGCCTCACCGTACATTTCCAGCGCGCCCGACTCGTCACGCACAAATTCCGGCGGGGCCATCCAGTACAGGTCAGCGCCGGCCACGCCGAACGGCGTCGGTGCCGGCCCGAGCAGCGCGGAATTATCATTGAACCAATTCTCAGCGCTGTTTATGCCGTCATCGAGTATCGTGTCAGACATTGGCCCCGGTGGCGTCAGGAAGCCGCTGCCGTTTTCAATGTCTGGTGCCTTCACGGGGTTATTCCAGATAGCGTTCACGCCGTAGCATTTCCAGCCGTCTGAGCCGTTGTCACGTTTCAATGCGCGCCAGCCGCCCAGCGGGTCGCGCAGATGCGCGTGACCATCGACGGGGTGTTCGTGGCCGCGCATGAAAGTGACGTGCGGGTCAATAAAGCCGATTCTCAGCGGGCTGTTGATGTTTATGGTGTTGTCATCGGTCGTGCCGGCGACGAATAGCGGGCTTGGATACTTGGTTGATGGGCTGTCGATGAACGGCGTGAAGCATCCTTGGTAGGCGGTTTCACGTACTGGCGGCGTATGCGACACCCAGATAATGCGCCGCCCGGTGATCGAAATGAACACCGTGAACGTGCCGCTGCTCGTTGACGGGATGCGCGGGTCACCGTCAACGTCAGCGTCTATGAATTGTGACGCGGGGCTTGTGCCCGGCTGCGTTTCAAATGTGCCGGCGTCGTTATATCCGGTCGCCACGACAAGCCCGATCTGGTCATTGGCAGCCACCGTCAGCACTTTGCAACCGATGCACGGGTCACTGCCGGCGGCGTTCGCGCCGACTGCCAGAAAACTAAACTCTTTTGTGATGCCGTCCGTGTAATTTTCAGCGGCAGCGCCTTCAAGCCGCCAGCTATTCACGGTCAGGTCAAGGGTCGCCCCGACGCCGCTCGCTGAGGCCGTAATGGTGACCGGGTTTGTCGGCTGCACGTCATAGCGGCCCACGCGCAGCGGCTCGACGCTGACAATGGCACCGAGAGAAACGGCGGTCACGACAAACTGGTGATGACTGCTGCCGGCATTCAATGTGCCTTCCGCGACCGTCACTACCTCACCAAGCACAAAGCCGCTCCCCTCTGAGCCGCTTGTCGGGACGGCGGTGTACGGGCCTTCAACGGTAAGCGTCACCGTCAAGCCGGTGCCAGTACCGCCAGTCGTCGCAACCGCCGCACCGCTCATGTCATGCAGCAGTGAATACGCGCCGCAGGACACCATGCGAATGCCATCAACCACGCCGGCAGCGACACTGGTCACCTCAAAACGCGCCTCAAAAGTGTCAAGCACCGTGTCACCCGGATCAGCGAGCGTGATTTCGTCGCCTACCACGTAGGCTGAGCCGCCTGCGCCGATTGCCACGTCAATGACACGCCCGGCGGTGATGGCGTCCATAATCATCTTGACCGTCATAATGTCCACGCGCTCGGCAGTAAACGTCAGGTCAGCGGTAAAGCCGACGCCTGAGCCTGTGCTGCTGGCCTGCGTGATGCCAGTGGTCGGCACGGGCTGCGCTGAATAAATGCCGCTCGTTTCGACGCTTATGCCGTCGATCACGCCGAGGACTTCTGAGGTCACGCGTATGGTGCAGGCCGTGCCCGCGCCGCCCGGTCCCAGATTCATGGTGATAATGTCGTTGACCACATGGCCTGAGCCGCCCGAATTGATAAGCGCCGAACTCACATGGTCAAGCGCTGGCGCTCGCGTCTCTCTGAAAAATGCACTCATGCTGCTACCTGTCGGATCACGTCTGGATTGCTGCGCAGGACATTGAGAATTACGGACTCGCCCTCAGCGCCCTGCATGGCTGCGGGAATGTCTGCCGGGTCTTGCACGTTGATGACTTGCGGGTTGACGTTGACGACCGGCGGGGCCGCTTGTGCCGCATTCGGGACAATGGTGCCCGCTGCCGGTGCCTGAAATACCTCTGGCCCGCCCTCTCCGACCACGCCGAAGTCGCCCCTGCCCACGGTCGCGCCTTCCTGCGCACCGCCGAAAAAGCTCTTGACTGCGCCGCCGACAAAGCCCAGTACGCCAGTGCCGCCGCCGCCCTCGCCACCGCTGAAGCTGCCGAGCAGTTTGAAAATCTCCGCTGCCAGCGCCTGCGCTGCGAGGTCTTGAAGTACCTTTGCGAACTGCCCCGGTAGCTCATCGAGTCCTTCAGCAATCGGGTCACTGAGAAAGCCGGCCAGAATGTCCTGCGCGTTTTCGCGGGCGCGTGTGAGGAAGTCGCCAATGGCGTCCTCTTGCTCCTTCAGCGCGTCGGTTGCCTTGCGAATTTCTTCCTCTGCCTGCGCCTCAGCGAGAAAAACGCCAGCCAGTTCGTCTGCGGTCACGCCGGCAGCGTCACCGAGTTCTTCAACCACGTCGCGGGCCTGCTGCATGGCGATGGTGACGCGCAGTTCTTCCTCGCCACCGCTTTGCAGGGCTGCGAGTTGTTCCTGTAGGTCGTCAGTGCGGTTTGCCGCGTCGAGTAGCGCCTGACTGGCGTCATCGAGTTGCCGCTTTTCGACATTGACCTCAATTTCCTCAAGCGGGTTGATAATGTCGTCCAGCCGCTGGCGTATCGGCCCGGCTTCTTCCTCTGTGATAAGGCGGTCGCGCACAAAAACATTCAACTGAGCCAGCGTATCCATCGCTTTTTGTACTGGCGTTTTGACGCTCTCCACCAGCTTGTCGGCGGCTTCTTCCTGAAGCTCAAATTCTTCGTTTAAGTCCTCGATGGCAGCGGCGAAAATCTTGCCGGCTTCGTCGGTGCTTTTTCTAATGACTTCTGGCTCTAATACCCTGAGTTGCTTCTGTGACAAGCGCTCAATTTCAGCCTCGACCTTGGCTAATTCCTCAACGGCAGCGTCAGAATCGCCCGGCCCAAAGCCTAAAAAGCCGGTGGTGACTTTGAGGCCGGTCTGAATTTCCGATCTCAGGTCGTCGGCTTTCTTCCGAAGGTCGTCAATCTCTTTGCCGATTTTGCCGGCCTCAGCGCCGAACCCTTTGTCGTCACCGATGATGACCTTGAGGCCGAGAATTGTTTTGGCTACGCCGTCCAGCCCCTTTGCGAGCAGTGACGTGAGGCCGACTGATTCATCGAGTTCGCCAATAAACTGCGTCATGGCATTGCCGACTTTAGTCACGGCGTCACCGACCGTCAGTGGCACCTCTGCAAAGTCTGTCGCTACGTCATCGGCTGCCTTTTCCAATGCGCCGGCCACGGCTTCAGCGGTGAGCGCTCCTTCAGCACCCAGTACGCGCAACGCGCCAATGCTCACGCCCAGCCCGTCAGCGATTGCCTTGGCAAGCTCTGGCGTCTGCTCCATGACGCTGTTCAGTTCCTCGCCGCGCAGTGCGCCGGCAGCGAAGCCCTGACCGAGTTGGAACAGTGCGGCCCGTGCTTGCTCAGGAGCCGCGCGGGAGATTGCAATGGTCTGGCCGATGGTTTCGGTCAGTTGAGCGATGCGCTCATTGCTGAAGTCGGTAGATCGGCCCAGCCGAATGTACAGGCTTGACGTGGCTTCGATTGACTGCCGCGTCCGGTTTGAGATATCGAACAGCGTCTGCGTAGTAGTCGCAAGCTGGCGCGAGCTATCTGTGACCAGCCGCAATTGACCCTGAAGGCTCTGGTACGCGTCACCGATCCTTATGACTTCACGGGCGACCAGTAGCGCAGCGGTCGCAATGAGCGCGCCGCGCACACCGACTACAGATTTTTCTGCTGATTGGGCTTTTTTATCGACGCCGCCGAGCGCGTTTTCAACGTCTTTGCCGCCCTTGCGAGCGCCGCGTGAGTCAATGACGATTCTGATTACGCGTGTTGTCATGTTTCAGCCTGCTGCGGGTTCGCTCTCCACCATGCCCGAAGCTGTGAGTCGAGTGCCCAGACCACAGCCTTGAGGTCATCGACCGGGACTTTGGCGTCGTGAGAATACTGCCGAATCGCAGTCCACGGGATCATACCATTCTGCCCGCGCGGTTCACTAAGCAAATCCATGAACGCCGTCCAATACACCCGGTCCTCTCCCCTTAATTCCGGCGGGTTTAATATCGACTCAGGCACTGGCTTGCCGAGTTCTTCCAGCGCCGCCCGTACCTCTGAGCCTTTGCTGCCGACGCCGCTGGTCTGATGCTCAAGAAACTCGGCTAGATTTTTACCGTCTCATCGACCGCTGACTTGCGGTAGCTCGTCCAATTTGATGCCGCGCGCTCCACTGCTGCACGTAGCTTCGGCAGTTTTTTGAGCAGCGACTTGGCCTTGGCCTTCGTGAATTTAATCTTCACCTCTTTGCCTTCGCCGTTCATTTTGTACAGTTCCCAGTCAGTCAGCACGGTATCGACCAGCAGCGCAATCGCAATGTCGTCTTTCGCAGCGCTGGTGTCCTTGCCGTTTGCATTCTTGTCGATTGCTACGCTGGCGAGCGCTGACACGTTGAGGCCGACGCGGTACTCAGGGTTAATGTCTGGGTCACTTGACCGGACGCGAACCCGACCAATCTGCTGACCCTTCACGACAAGCTCGGCCCAGACGCCGTTTTCAACGGCTTCCTCGCTCATTTCATAGGCTTCAAAAATATCCATTTGGATAGTTCCTTGTAGGTAGCGGTAAACCCGCCCGGACGGGCAGGTTTGGAAGTGCCGGCGTCAGCCGACTTATGGTGCGAACGTAAAGCTCTGGTAGCTTAGCGTGTATCCAAGGTCGGCGTCCAGCAGCCCCTGATACGTCAGCGGCAGCAGCACGTCAGCATTCTTGCCCGGCACCTGTGGAGCGCCGCCGACAAACTTGATGCGCGGCACACTCGTCAGCAACGTGCGTCCGTCATTGCCATTCAACACAACGTCGAGCGACGTTTCAGTGCCATTTAGCACATCGTTGTACAGTGTCAAGTCATCGAAATACGTCTCAAGGCTGCCGGTCACGGCAAACTCACCGAGGCCAATTCCGCAAGCGCCGAACACGCCGACCGCATTCTGCCGGCGCATGTTGTTATTGATTTCGACCGTGGCATTCACCACGCAATTGACGCCGCCGACGCCTACTCGGTCGCCGCCTCTCGCCAGCCGTGCGACGTTGCTGCTGGTGTTGTAAACGTCGAAAGCTGGCGCGTCCACGCGGGTCGGATCACCTGAAGTATAAAGTTCAGTTATGTCAGTTTGGGTGCGCGCCCGCGCGTCCGTGCCAAAAAAGCCAGCCAGCCCGGTCGCAATGGACTGCGGTGCAAGCGTCTGCGCAAGGGTGTTGACGCCCATCTGCACGAATAGGCCACGGTCGACCGGGCTGTGATCGGTGAAAGTTCGCTCAACGCACAATGGGCGCCTTGGAAGGGCCCCCGGAGTGGCCGGGTTAATCGGGATATCGCCAAAAAAGATCAGTATGGCATCGCCAATGCCGGG